AGGGTATGGCGCGGAGGCCACGACAACAGGCGTCTCCACCAGAACAATCACTGGATGCGAACGGCGCTGATCCATGATGTCATGCGCCACGGCGGCCTTGTTTGCCATCCATTGCGAAAGCGGCACTCTCAAGACGTGTGCGCCATGCTCCTTCTCGAAGCGGAAAACGTATGCGCGGACATCTCGACCGCGATAATCGAACGGGGCAAGGTTGCCGACGCCGTTCAGTTTGACGATCACGATGGGTTCTCCCTCGCTTTTGCGACCGAGGAGCATCGTGGAATCTACCCGGTTGGGCAGAGGAGATGAGGTTGGTTTCATGTGTGGTATAGGGCTTGAGGTTGAAAAAAGGCGGCCCCGTGAAGTTCACAGGGCCGCCGAAGTCGCGTTGGTTATGCCGAGAGTGTCGGCACTTCCAAGCCAGGGTGCTGACCGGCATGACGGATCACGGAATAACCGGAGGTCTTGCCGTCTGTGCGGATGCAAGGAGCCTGACCGAAGATGGTTTCATACCCGCCGCCGTTGACGAACGAGTAATCATCCTTGTCACCGATCATCTCGTCAGCGCCGACATAGGCTCGGATCGCGGTTTCCTGCCCAAGGAGCAGAGAAGCCATGTCCACAGCGCCGTTGGCGTTGCAGGGGATGATGTAGGCACCAGCGTCAAACTCAGCCGTCCAGGTAAAGTCAGGCGAGCAGTTCGACGTTGCGCCCGTGCCACCGTGAGCGCGGCTGTAAGCGTTGCCAGCGGTGTTCAGACCCCAGCTATCACCCGTCGCCACGAGGTTGCCAAGCGTGTCAACGCCGAGGCCCGATGTGTCGTTGGTGTTGTCCGGGTTCAAGATCGCATTGAGCGTGATCTTGTTGCCGTTGTTGGCGCTACCCAGCCAGGACACGAAGCCAACGGAGCCATCAGGGTTGATAAGCCAGCCGTAGTAGGTGGCACCCGTGATGCTGGCATACCAAGTCGTCCAGGCGACGCCACCAGGGGCAGTCGTCAGCGTGGAAGAGGATTGGTTCTCATACCACTCGTAGGCGTAGCCGCCCAACCATGCCATGAACGGCGTGAGAGTGTCGGTGGCATGGCTCTTGAGCACGCAGGCGTTGGCCGCCGAGTTGACGCCAAAGCCGGTGGACAGCACGGCACGGGGCGCGAGCGGGTCGGCAATCTGGTCGTTCTCAGGATCGACTGAGGCATGCTCGAACAGGCCAACACCGTTCCAGTCCAGCAGGATGCCGGAGAAGAGGGCGTTGTCGTTGCTCTTTTCAGCGGCATGCAGCGCCGCCTGCTCGTAGCTGGTGCTGTTCTTGATGTTCGCGATAGCGGCATCAGGAATGTACACCATCGGCTTGTAAACCGGCGAGCCATGCTTGTTCTCGGTGATGATCGAGCGGCCACCGAGACGACGCCATTGCGGAATCGCGTTGGTGATGCCGGACGGCGTGATGGTGTCGAGGGCATTCAGGCTTGCCAGGGTCTTGCGGCCATTCGGGTAAATGGTGTTGCTGTTACCTTGGAGCTTGAGCGCCATCTTCATGTCATTCATGCGGCGGCGGCCCAGCTTCTCGCGGAGGAGCATGAGCACGGCGGCTTTGACGCCACCACCGGAAGCCATGAATTTGAGTTCCTTCTTCGTGAACTTCACGGCATCACGCCAGAAATCGACGATGCATCCAAACGTCTTGAAATCGACGCTGGACTCACGACCACGAAGAGGGGTTTCACCACGGGCACCAGGGCCGCGAGGCTGTGACATGACGGTGAACTTGATTTCGTCGCCAGCGTTGGCGTTGGTCAAGTCCTTGCGAACGATGAAGGGCTTGCCGGAACCTTCCGGGCCTTCAAAACGGGAAAAGTCGTCAACGGAGCGAGCGCCCTTGCGGAGCTGCTGCGCCCACACTTTGGCGACGACTGAGGGATCGGCAGCGACAGCATTGCTGAGCGTCTGCACGATGGAAGCCTGACGATAGTCGGGATTGCTCATGGGGAAAAGAGGGGATGAAGTTGGTTTGCGTGTGACTCACCGCCTTTGCCCATCAGTCCTCTAAAAGCGCCTGCGCTGGCGTTCTTCGAGAACCGACAGCTCTTTGAGCAGTGCGTCGGATTCTTCGGAGGAAAGGTTGTCGATTTCGGCGAACGCCGTTTCGGGCGTCAGGGTGCCGGGAGCGAAACTGTCCCCGATAGGTGTTCCAGGGAGGCGCATCGTTTGTCGCGGTGCGGGAGGAACGGTTGACTTGTCTCCAGGTGAATCGCTGCTCTGCGCGGCGCGTCCCTTGAAATACTTGTCGGCAACCCGCTGCCCAATCTTCTCAGGCCAGTCAGGACTGTTCAGGATTGGATCGGCTTTGCGTTCTGCAAGCACAATTTCGGCATCGCAATAGTCCATGAAGTCGCCCGACTCGGTGATGAGGTCGGCATACTTGTCGAGCACGCGGGAGCGGCTGGCTTCCTGGGCGGTTTCAAATTGCGCCTGCGACTGCGCCAGCGTGGCAGCCTCGCGCTTGGCCTCGTTGAGGGCCACCTTGAGGTCTGTCAGCTCAAGCATGGCGTCGGTTGTGTCGGCGTATTCGGCGCGAAGCTGTTTGATCTCGGCCAGTTTCTCGTCAACGGCAGCCTGGGCGGTGGCGACCACCTCCGGCACGGCAGGAGCGGGAGCCGGGGGCGCGGGTTCGTCTGCTTTGGGCGACGGCGCGGGCGCTGCCGGGGGCGTATTGCCGAAGATTTGCGCCATCGCTTCCGCCGTTGTCTTGCCACTGCGCACGAGGTCGAGAACCTTCACCATCTTGACGCGATCCTCAGCCGGAAGAGCCTTCACCGAAATGCGATGAGGCGCGTCCTCTGCGGGGGCAGGTGGCGCGGGTTCGTTCGCATTGGCCGCTGGGGCTGGGGCGGGCGCGTCCTTGATGCCAAGGGCACCACGCACGCGGTCGCCATCGCCGCTCTCCAAAGCGGCAATCTGGTCGTCGGTCATCGTGGAAAGGTCAATGGAGTCCATTGCCTGTTCCAAGGTAGGAGTGGGGGAGTCATCGGGTTTTGGCGCTGGCGATGGGGCCGGGGCAGGAGCCGGGGCGGGCGTTGGCGTTGCAATAGGAGCGTCAGGTGTTGGAGCGTCGGGTGTCATGGTATGTTGTGGTGGGTGGTGGTATTCAGGCAAAAGACTTGGCGCGGACAAAGAAACGGCTGCCACTGTTCGGACAGGGCCATGATTTCACATGATCAAAGAACCGGCCAATCCGCCGACTCCACCAGCGTTCGTCGCGCTGCGTCACATGGGCATTACTGCCATCGGGTAGCAATTGGTGAGCCGGGTGCTTGTGGACGATGTAAAGCCAGTCGGCAGCAACGAGCGATTGCTTTTGCAAGGTGTCGTCGATCTCGTCCTCCGGTATGTGCTCAAGGACATCGGTGCAAAGGCCGATGTCATGGATTGCCCGTGGAATCATCGCATGGTCAGGCAACGCAGGATCATAGAGCGTGCGCTTGGCGTCCGGCCAAAGCTGCTCAAGTGCTTTCGAGTTGCCGCAGCCCCAATCCACGGCGGAGCGGACAACCTTGTGAGCAGTGGCCTCGCGGATGGCCGCAATGTCCGCAGGACCGGGGCCGGAACCATATCGCGGGTTTTGCTCGTGAATCGTGATGTAGTCGAGAAGGTGTTTCATGGTATTGGAGGGTGCATCAGCTTCCTGAGTCATACCCAGATGGCTCCTTTCCTTTGCGAGAGCTTCTTGAGGCATTTCACCCACGGGTCTTTCAAATCCTGAATGGCTGTTTCATGAGCTTGCATCCATGACGGCACAAGGCCAAGCCGTGAGGCAATGCACATGATGGCATGGAGTGCGACACTATCGCCTTTAGCATCCATGAAACGCAGTGGGTGTTTCAGAAAATCACACGTCGTTATGACTTGCTGCCAAGTCTCCAAGGTGATCTGGATAGATAACTTGGCATCTTCGTGGTCGCCGTCCAGAAAGTCCGCGTAGATCAACACGCATTTGACTCTCAGCCATGACAGCAAAGCGGGTGGGTATTGCTTCAACACGTCGGAAGAGCACAACAGAATGTCCATGCCATGAGCCACGCCGTCGCCTATATCGCCCCAAAGCGTCCAATAGTAAAAGTCAGCAGTCGCCAGCGAAGTAGTCCAACGCAAGAACCTGTCATGGTCTGGAGGCAACGAGCAAGGTTTGAGCGCCACACGGCCCAGATAGTCGGCATGCGTCACATGCCCCTCAATCGCTCGATAAGTCAGCCAGCATCGGGCATGGCAACGAAACTCCTCCGGCGTCGTGGGATCTTCGTCGAGCAAGCGCCACGCGGCCCGCCATTTGTCATCCATGCTGGCGGGCGACGACGGATAAAGCAGAGTGGCAAGTTCAGCGTGCGTTTTCATGGGTGTTTGGCTGCGTTCCAAGCCTGCCACGCTGCTTGTGTTTCTACACGGTCGTATTCGCTTGTGTGCAGCAGCGAAGCACTTAGCCGCAACCCTTGCGAGCGCGCATAGCATTCAAACTCTTCTCGACCTGCAAATATGACAGGATGTTGAGGCGGTTTCGGAAGCGCCGCAGGACGCCAATGTGTGACTATCGCGTTAGTGCGAAAATCGGGAACCCACGGCCACGATGATACTTGGCGCAATGTGATTTGACCCGCATCGCTTAACACAAAGACACGTCCTCCTAAGTCGCCTTCTTGATGGGTTGGTTGCAAAGCTACCTCCCGCCATTCGAGTTCCGAGATGCGATCCAATGCGTTGTTTAGGCGCTCTTGTAAGTCTTTCTTGGTAGAAAAAAATAGGCTCATTGCAGTTCAACCCCCATTGCGAGAAATTCCTCAGCCACTCCGGCGCACATCGGGGCGCACTCAAATTGATGAGCCTGCGTCATGTGCCACAGGTGTTCCGCTTTTTGATCCACCGGCACGCCTGCGGCATGCACGCCGTAGATGACGCGAGGCTGATACGGGAACATTCCATGCTCCGCGTAGCCT